GGGTGTATATTACACGTTAGACCTTGGCAAGGTTACATCCTTTAGGTGGGCAAGGACTCTTATTAGACGCGAAATGCTTTATAAGCATGGTATTGCTATTTCTCGCATGAAGCTTGAGAGGGCCACTACTGCGGTTTATTTTCTTCGCGCTAATCGTGTTAGAAAGGAGCATTGACATGTGGTATTTTATCATCACTAATGATGGGTTTCAGGTGTTTGAGATTCTACCTGATTGCGTGAAGCCTAGTGGCATGTTCCGCGCAACGTCGTTGAAAGCGTCGTTGGACGGCGTATTGTCTCATATCCGCAGCGCCTATGTGGGTGCGGACGTGAGAGTGGATATTGATAATGCCACGTTTGATATGGATAGTACTATGGTTGGCATGGTGAAAGTGGTGTTGGTATGATGATGTGTATGAGTACTGTTGTTACCCTGTTTGCGATCTTGCTTATTGCCGTGAGTGCTGAAGCGTTTTGTGAAGCGAAACGCGATATGCGGGATGTGTTTTGTTTTTTGGTCATGCTTGTAGTAAGCGTGGCTATGGTTTTGGTTTTTGTTGTGAAAGGTTTTTGAAATGTGTAAGAATGATATGAATGTTGCCGTGTTTGCGTCGCCGTTTGTGGGCGGTGGTGTGCGCCTGTGGTATTGTCCGCATGGCCAACGATACGAGTTGAGGTATGCCGTCCGATTCCGCACCCTAACCGGGTTTTGCAATGCCACTGCTCTGTGTGCGTATGATGCGGGAGATGGTAGTCAGGTGGTTGATCTTATGTTGGACGCTATCGACATTGCCCGCACGCCATTACTGGATAGGAATTGATCATGTATTTTCGTGGCTGGTTGCATTCATGGACTTGCAAAAACTGCTATTATGCTGACACGTATTGGCGGTTGAGAGCGTTTTGGAGGGGAGTGAAACGCAAGGGTGATGCTTTCGCCCCCCCGAAACGGTGTCCGAGTACGGACTTGTGGGTTGACATGTGGAGACTCGGTGTCGAGTCCGGTAATGAAGAATCGGAGTTTTAATCATGTATGAGACTTTTGTAGCACTCGCATATTTGAGGCATGGCGACAAGCCCCCTATCGAAGTGGGGTATGCCACGTCATACGATAGGGCCGCCGATCTTATACGCGAGTGGGCGGCAATGCCCGTACGCGTACGTGGTATTGCATATTTTCGAGTGGAGAAGCGCTATTATGTTTAATCGTGGCAACAACCGGACGCCAATCTATCGCATGCGCCGGTTTGATGATGCGATCATGGAATCACCACGTATTGCCGAGGCTATGAAAGGCCGGAAACGTGACCTGAATCTGAAACGCTATGACATGGGGTATGGCGATTTTGAGACATGCTGCCGTGCGGTTACCATGCTATGCGAACTGTGGCGTGAAGGGGCTAGCACATGGTTTCCGCAAGCAATAATTGTCGTATCGCAGATTTGCGGTAGCCTGACCATATGGGATGGACTCGCCGCCGCCCTGTCCCGCACGTATGACGTGGAATACTTGGACGGCACTATCAACCCGCCAAATCTGATCGCATGGTGCGCCGTCTGCGCCGTCAAGGGCGGTACGTCGTATGATTGTTGCACGATTTTCAACAGCCCGGAAGCTCAGAATCTTATTATTGCCGTGTTTAAAAATTTTGACAGACTGGACACGACGCGATATAATGATACTGAATTGCAGAAAATCTTACTACAGGGGAGGTAATGCATATGGCTAGAATCAAAACCGACATTTTTCGTACGCGCGTGTATGCCGTGCTCAAGGGTATGGAATTGGTGGACGGCGACTTTATGGAAGCCGAGCATGTCATCGACGGGCGACTTAAGGACGCGCGTGCATATTCGATTCGTGCTAAGAAACTGTTTCCTAATTTCATTCCACGCTCTATTCACATTTTTTCGCAAAAGGTTTCCATGAGTGAGGAAACTTTTTACAAGTATGCGACTTTCGGGGAGCCGCAAGAATGGGACCCCGAAGAACATACAAAACGACACGCCGAAAATTGAAAATAATGACGGTATGTGGTATAAAAGATTTTAGGCATAAGCCTGAAAACAAAATAACAACAACATTATAAGGGAAGATAATACCATGGAAAACACTAACACCGCACTTGTCGCATTCAACACCGAGTCCACCGAACTCGGCACCGTCCAACACTTCATCGACACTTCCACCCGCGAAGGCAAAATCAAGCTCTACTCTGCGCTTCAGAACGCCGAAAAGCTTGACGAACATTTGGACGAGACCCTGAACATGGTGAACGCCGTTGCGCAGGCCGTACAAGTGACGGATGATCAGACGGGAGAAATCTCCAACACCGTGCGCGTCATCATCGTAACCGACGACAACAAGGCGTATGCGGCCACCTCCCCCACTCTCGCTGCCGGACTGAACACCATGTTCGGAATCTTCGGAACCCCGAACACTTGGGAAGCCCCGCTTGCCATCAAGGTAGTGGAACGTCGTTCCCGCCGTGGCTTCAAGTTCTTCAGCATCGAGCCGGTGGACGAAGAGAAAGCCGAGTGAACCTGCTATAATCGTTAAATAGCGTTCATTCATAGAGAGCACCCAATCTTGGGTGCTCTCGCCATCTTAAGAGGTGCGCACCATGTCTCGCAGTCGTAATCGGAAGCATGTCAAGGCATATCAAGCCGCGCAAGCACGCGCGGCACGTAATATCGAACAGCTCGGCTCGTACTCTCACTCGAATCTCGCAAAAACCGCCGACAAACAATTGGTCAATATTGCGAAAACCTTGGGCAAAGAGTGGGAGAAGCAGCGGAAACAGGCCATAGCGGAAGCGAAAGCAACCCCATACCATGCCACCGCCGTGGAAAAGCCAACGAAAAAAGACATCATGTTTGCCCAGCGCACGCTACTCTCGGACGCGCAAATAGCTGCGGAGCCGGTGGCGAAACGACGTAAACTGCTCAGACAGCAGCAGCGGAAGATCAATGCGGCACGACGGAAAATCAACGAATGGAACCGCGAGCAGGCCATGCCGCAGCGTAGCGTGTACGAGCAGCGTTTGGCCGAAATCACCGGCACTACCGGTGAGGGTTTCGGGCGCACTCAGATCATCCCATCAAAACTCACTGACTTTTTGCAAATGACCAACGTGTTGAATGATGAAGCGTTCGTGCGCTCCCAATTGGAGAGCGGCCGTCGTAACGAGCTGCTTGAGCAGATGCATGATGCGGCAGAAATTTTAGGATTGCGCACCGAACAGAAACGCAAGTCTAAAAAACAGGGAACAGGCAAACAGGGTAAAGACTTGTACGGCGAGCACGAATGGCCATCGTACATGTCACGTGGACGTTATGAGGTTTTTGAAAAAATCTTGGCCACCTCACTTGGCTCGAAACGGTTGAAACGATTCCGCAGTCTAACCGCAGCGCAGAAACGCGCTTTCATCGAACAGACCGACGCCCCCCGAATCGTGTTTGATTGGACGGTGTATGACCCCGTTCGACATGGCTTCACGTCGATTTTTAGGAACAACAGTGAGGGTTATCAACGCTCACGGCGGCAGTTCGACCGGTGGATGGCGGAAGCGGGCGCACTGGAAAAGTAGCGGACGGCAATCAAGGGAAGTTATACTATGATAGTGCATGATAATAGAGTGGGCTTATGGTGTGCGGATAATGTCATACGATGCACGGACGGCACCGTATTACGTGATGTTATCCAACCTAACCGCCTTTTGGCGTCCATCATGGCGGGCGGCAAGCTCACCGTCTACGTGACCAATACCGATCTGCTCGACCCGTTTATAGCGCATGTCGTACACTCCCTCCCCCACAATGAACATAACGCTAACCTGAGCTGGGATGCGATAGTATCCAAGAAAGGCAAGTTTTTCAGTTTTACCGTCCGTATCGACCGTGAGAACTCGGCTCGTTTTTTCGATGTATCGAATCTTTTGCGGGAAAATTGCAAGCTTACCATGACTGATGCTCAACTGCTCAATATTCTGCGCGAGTACGATAACCGTGGTTTGTGCAAGATCACTGCCGGAGGGGCAAGCATGGAAGCGTTTGCGTCCGGCAAGTGGAAGTGGTATTACGACAAATTCCCTCAACTGAAGCCCGAAACCAAAAAGTCATTGCATGATGCCTATATCGGCGGTTTCATGGTTGCAAGGGAGGGGACGTACGGCAAGGCTATTGACGTTGACTGCAACTCGATGTATCCGAGCATATTGCGAAACGAATGGCTTCCATGGGGATTGCCTGAACCTTATGACGGTAAGTATGAGCAGGATGATGATATGCCGTTGCATTGCGACGAACTTACGTTTCGCGCGGAATTGAAGCCGGACGGATACCCTTTTCTGCTCGACAATCGTAGCGTGTATGGACTCAATCGGCTCACCAGCACTAGGGGGTATGTGACAAGAGTGTTGACCGACATTGACCAACAACTGCTCCATGAGAATTATAAGGTGAGCGTATACAGGCATGTGCGGGGGTGGAAGTTCCGGCGCTCCAAGGGGTTTTTCCGCTCGTTCGTGGATGAATGGGGGGACTTGAAGCGGAAGGCGACGGGCGAGAAACGGCAAATGGCGAAATTGGTCATGAACGCGCTCGTGGGCAAAATGGCGAGTCTACCCAAAGGTGCCGTCATGCTTCCCACGTCAAAAGACGGTATGACCTTGGACTGGGATGTCTCACGGAGGGAGGAATCGAATCTGAAAACCGATTTTCTCCCCGTACCCGTATGGGTCAACGCCTACGCGAGACGAAAGCTTATGGATGTCTGCCATGCCAACTCTGACCGATTGCTATACGCAAATACGGACGGGTGCATCCTATCCGGCTGGGAACCGGTGAAGTCATGCGAAATCCATCCCACCGCTCTCGGCAAGTGGAAGATCGCCGCAAAGTACGGAAGACTGACCATACTTGGCATGAACCGATATCAGGGGTGGAAGGATGATGGTGAGGTTGATATCTGCATGGCCGGAGGCCAATTCACACAGCCCATCCCCTACGAGCTGTTCCGTCATGGGGTGCAAGTCATGGATGATTACGGCACAATGGTTATGCTATAATGATCATGTCCTGTGAGCGTCGATTTTCGACTGGGAGCGACATAGGTTGGACTGCCACGGCTGAAAACGCCGCCAACCATGATTTGCTATCGTGGCGGTAGTGCCCTACGATTATCACTTTCGCGCTCTGATAGGACAATTTAGACCCTCCGTGATTGGAGGGTCATTTTATTTTCCGTCGCATGGTATAATTTTGATGGAAACATTGCCTACCGTAAGGAGCTTAAATGGCAGACCCAAACAATGAGAGCGACGAAAACACCACCCCGCCGCCTACCGAAGAAGAGAAACAGACTGAAACCATCGACGACGAGATCAAGCCGAAAGAGCCGGAACAGGAACCGGAACCGTCCGAACCGGACGTAAGCGCGCGACTTGACTCGATCGAAAAGGAGCTGGCCGCATTGAAGGCCATGATGGACACGCTCGGATACACCGACCCCACCCCGTCCGACAATGACGGTGACGGCGACGAAACGCACGAGTCCATCGAAGACTTGTTCAACTAAGGAAAGGAATAGTAATGTCTAATGTTCGACCGTTGGCTTCCAAGGGTGACGTTGAGATTTTCAACGCCGTCCGAAACGCCACCTCCCCGCAATTCCAGGTGCGCATTCCATCCGCGACGCAGGGTAATATTCGCAACGCGGTTGACACCATGCGCAACTTCCCCTATCTGCGCGACGAGTTCACGGGGGTATTGATTCAGCGTTTGATCGGACTCTATGTCCAGCATGCGGACTGGGATGACCCGCTCAAGCTGATCGGCTCCCCACGCACCTTGAAGCGTTACGGCAGCACGTACGAACAGGCCGCAGTCGGCCTTGTCAAGGCACGCACCCGCAACTTTAACAAAGAGTACCTTGGTGATGACGTTTACGGACGTTACTCGCTGCCGACCACTTCCGTATTCCACCCCCTCACGTTCGACCACTACTATCCGGTCACCATTCCGGAAGACGCGCTGCTGACTGCGTTTGACGGCGAAAGCGGCATGGCGGACTATATCGCGGAGATCATGAACGCGCCTATCCTCAGCGATAGGAACGACATGTATCTTATGAAGACGCAGTGCTTCGCGGAATACGCGCGCAAGGGTGGATTCTACCGTGTCCACACGAAGGATGTAGGAGCCGCCGACTCCACTGAAGCGGACGCCAAGAATCTCCTGCGTTTGATTCAGCAGACCGCGAACGAGCTTAAGGCTAGCCCGATGTCGGCCATGCCGCGCTATAATGCTATGAGCTGGGTGACCCCATGGCGCGATTCGGAGGCAATCCTGTTCGCCACGCCTCAGGTTATCGCCGCGCTCAACGTTGAAGCATTGGCCGCAGCGTTTAATATCGACAAGGTTAACGTGCCGTATCGTATTATTCCGATTCCGGAAGAAATGTTCGGCATTGGCGGTGCCGCCGGTAAGGTTCAGGCCGTGTTGACCACGGAAGACTTCTTCTTCTGTTGGGACGAAATGCTTGAAACGACGAACTCCCCGGTCAATCCGATTGACGGCACGCGCAACATCTTCTACAAGCATAGGGGCAGCATTACCCCTAACCCGTTCGCGAACGCCGTGCTGTTTTGGACTGGCGAAGGCTCCAACGAGTCCGTGACCCTCCCGGATACGCTCACAACCTCCACGCCAGGGTTTACCTTGCGCGTCATGAAATACGGTCAGCCATCGGTTACCCCCGAAAACGTGTCTCGCGGTGACTTGGTACAAGTTGAATCTGAGATCACCAGTGCCAACAAGAATACCGCAAGCTTCCAGCCGATCGGCATCGAATATAAGGTTGAAGGCGCGACCTCACAGTTCACTTCGATCGACAACGGCGGTATCCTCCGTTGCGGTCTCGACGAAACCGCTGAAGTGCTCAAGGTCACCGCTCAGGCAACCTATATTGACCCCACCCATCCCGAAATCGATCAGACGGTTTCCGCCGCACTGTCCGTGCCGGTTGTCGGCCAATGGCTCGGCGGTTGGAAGACTGGAGCCATTGAATCCCTTGAGATTCAGGGCGAAAAGGCGGTCAAGAGCGGCGAGCATGTCGCGCTCAAGGCCATTGCCACCAAGACGGACGGTAACACCGCCGACGTGACCAATCTCGCCATGTGGACGGTTGACGCCCACGCCACCATTACCCCTAACGGCGTGCTTACCGGAACCGCCGCGGGAGCCGCCAGCGTCACCGCGAAATTCGCGGGAGCTACCGGAACGGCGAAGATCACCGTCACCGCCTGACATTCGGAGATAACAGGTAAGATAGGTGCGAGAGAATAATTCTCGCACCTATTGTTTTTAGGAGGGTTTATGAGCGCAAACGACTTGCCAATCAACTTCAGTTATGCAAAATGGACGCCAAACACACGATTCAAATTGTGTAATGTCCCGTGGGATATGGGGTATAGGGATATAGTCAAATGGGATGAACAGGCTCAGAAAGAGTATTTCGACCGTTTGGATGGCATCGAATTTACGAATTGCACCATGAGTAAGTATGGGTTGCCGGTACGGCTGCCCATCCCCTTTGCTCAGGCGTCGCAGTATAATTATCTGATCGCCACGAACGACTACGATTTCGACACCCCCCGCAGTTGGTATTATTTCATTCAGACATGCGATTATATCAACGCCAACACCACGCAATTAAATATCCAATTGGATGTGTGGCAATCATTCCAACACGATGTCCGGTTGGGTAACGCCTACGTTGAAAGGGGGCATGTGGGGGTTGCTAACGAAAACGCGTGGAAAGACTATGGGAAAACCTATCTCGATCTGCCCGAAGGACTCGACACAGGCAAATGCACCGTACTCACAAACGAGTTATGGAGACCGTTAATGGACGTGGCCGAACGTGACGGGGTAAAATACACGTCCTATGGATTGATCATCGTAAGCACCACCGATCTTGAATCGGATGCGGGCACCAAGGATAATCCGGTAGTCAATACCGCTACCGGCAGCGCCTTCGAAAGTCAGCTCAACGGTACCAGCATGTACTATTTGGACACTCCCGCAGATATTGTCGTATTTTTTACTGAGGGCATGAATGCCCCATGGGTCACGCAAGGCATTTGCGGCATTTACGCGGTACCCCACCTCCCGCAAGCACTATTGGATGGTCAACCGAAAAAAACGGAACTTTTCGGCCATTCGGTCAGCTTTACCGGCAATTGCTGGGAACTGCGCAAGCGAAACGACAATTCCAACGCACGTTACACGGATATTATCAACCTCAAGAATTTTCGCGACACCTTCGCACTGCCCGAACGGTATAAGTATCTCAAAAAATTCCTGACCGCCCCCTACGCTTACATCGAATGCAGCTGTCTTAATGGCACCGTCATTACGTATGAGCCGGAGCAGATACCGAGCGCCGATCTGATCATCCGCGAAACATGGAACTATGCGCCCCCATCCCCCCGTCTGAATTTTTACGCGCGCGGATACCATGCCGGCAGTCTTGGAGACCGCCAACCATTGTCGGACGGCAAGGGATTGCCCATCGATACGGGCGAAATGTTGAATGCGAGCTTCGGCATCACCAACTTCCCTACCTTTATGGCGGTAAACAATGGCTCGGCACTCGCGCTTGCGAACAGCGCATACACTAGGCAGTATGCCCAGCAAACCGCTGACTGGGGGTATCAGAAAACCCAAATGGGCATTAACAACGCCTACGCACAAGCGCAATTGGGTACCCAGTATGCAAGCGCGCAAAACCGGCTGGGCACGTCAAACCGGAACGCCATGAACGCGATCAGCAACCAAAGTGCGCAGATGGGCACCGACCTGACCCTGAAGAATCTCGGATTCAATAATCAGATGGCTCAACTCAATACCGTCGGCAGCGGTATTGCCAACGCCGCCGGCGCAGCCGTCACCGGTAATGTCGGGGGTGTGGTGGGAGCGGTTGCAGGTGCCGCCATCGGCGCATGGACGAACCAGCAAACCTATGGCAACAACGTGAGCACGGCAAATCAGCAGCTTGCGAACACGCAAACCACCAATAACGCAAGCACCTCTCAAGCCAACGCTTTCTCACTCGCGCAAACCAATCTCGGCAACCAGCAGACCATGCAGCTAGCCGACATGAACAAACAGCTTGCACAGGCTACGGCGCAAGGCGATTACGAAAACACGATCGCCGGCATCAACGCTCAGGTCCAGCAGACCCAAACAGTGCCCCCTACCACGTCGGGCGCGTTGGGCGGTGACGCCTTCAACCTTGCTAACGGGCTGATTGGTGTCATGGTGCGTTTCCGGCAGATTCCACCAGCCGCCATGCAAGCCATCGGAGAAGTATGGTTAAGGTACGGATACTATGTGCAAAGGTTTATGCGCTTGCCGGAGAATCTCATGGCCATGAGCAATTTCACCTACTGGAAGCTCCATGAGTTGTACGTGCGATCGAGTACATGCCCCGAAGAGTACCGTCTGACCGTCAAGGGCATTTTTGAAAGTGGCGTGACCGTATGGACTGACCCCGACAAGATCGGCGTCACCGATTACGCGGACAATGTGCCGCTATCCGATATCTCGTACTGATCGGATATAATGGAGAGAGCATATCAACTCTCTCCATTATTTTTAGGACGGTGACCATGGGTAAACGCAATACCGCGCGCAAGGCCGCGCACTGGGATAATCAAAGTGTCTTAGGCTCCATGTGGGGTAATCTCAATCTGCCTGAAATGCGGCAAAGTCTACGCATCAACCAATACATGAAATTGATCGAAATGTTGGCCGTAAGCCGGTTTAAATGGGTTAACCTACCCCCATATATCGACGAACGCTACCTCGAATTGACGCTTTTTGAAAACGGTCTAGCACTCTTTTTCCCCGACAAACGCAAGGGGGTCAACCGGTTTATGGTCACTTCAGGCAATATCGGGGGCGTCAATAACTACAATAATCCGACATCGTTCCAGCCGGTTGCTACCAGCTATTCTCACCCGCAGATCGGCAGCAAGGAATGCGTACCCATTTGGGACAACCAGCTTAGATGTACCATGGTTGATGTGATGTGGAATTATGCGACACGATTGGCTATCGCAGACCGCGCATTGGATGTCAATCTTGATAATATCAGCGTACCGTTGATTATCGCCACGTCCGAAACCAACAAGCTCACGGCTCAAAATCTGATGAAGGCGCGAGAAGACGGTGACCCGTACATTTACGCGTATGACAGTGCGGATATCACCGGCATGTTCCAGACGTTTCCCAACGTCACGCCTTTTCTCGCGGACAAGATCATCACCACCAAAACCCAGATTTGGAATGAGCTTGTCAATTATCTAGGCATTGACAACAGCACCACAGAAAAAAAGGAGCGTCTGCTTGAGTCGGAAGTGACGGCTGGAAACTCACGTACCAACGTGTTCCGCCTGAGCTATCTCAAGTCGAGACAGCAGGCGTGCGACACGATTAACCGATTGTGGCCGCAAATGGCCGACTCGGGCTATCCCATCGGCATTGAATGGAATGATACCACTTCGGGCGGTTTGCTGGATGTGGACGGAAACAAAGAGGAGGAATGATGGCACAGGACTTGAGCATGTATGCGATCAAGGACGGCATGGCCGACTACACATTGACGCTCGGCAACCTGATTGACCGCGGGTTTGATACGGACGAAAAATTGCATTTAAGTTCGCAATATTATCCGATCTTCGACGAAAACTATCGGGCGAAATTGAACGAGAAAATCGTAGCCCACTACGCATTACGCGAAATCGGAAGCGAAACGCCGCAAATGTTCATTTTTTACCTTGGGCGTACCATGCGCGAACAAATGGACTATTTCAATCAGCTCTACGTTTCCGCTCAGCGCAAGTTCGACCCGTTCATCACGTCCGATATCCGGCAGGAGATGGACTCGACCAGTACGAACGAATCTTCGGGCAAGTCTTCGGGCACGCAATCCAACGAGTCCACCGCGAACAGCACGTCCGACACCACCGCCGACAATTCATCAATGACGTTCAATTCTGAGTTTCCACAAACACGTATCGATGATTTTCGCAAATACGCCACCAGCGCTTCGCAGACGGACTCGACCGGCAACACGCATACGGCGACGCAGCAAGACAGTTCGGCCACCGCGTCTAGTACCAGCAACACGGATTACGCGCATTCTTCCGACAAGGGCAATAGCGTGTCGCATACGATCGGCACCAGCGGCTCGCAATCACAATTGCTGCTCGATTGGCGTAACACCATGCTTAATCTCGACATGATGGTAATCGGCTCGCTGGAAGACCTGTTTATGGGCGTGTGGGGCAGTGGGGACACCATGTCCAACGTTCCGCAACTCTACAGCACCTCACTGGCCTATAATCTCGGCCATTAGAGTATACTTAATAGGGACAGATTGGAGGATTACATGGACGGAATCAACACATGCGCCGCCCCTTTGGACATCGACCCACGGCAACGTTACTTCACCACCGTGCAACCGTTCTCGTACCGCGACACGCTCACCGTGCTCGGGTATGTGCAGGAGGTGGCCGAGCATCTCGACCAGCTCAGGGAGCAGGTGGATAATCTCGCCGAAGATGAGAACGCCGACATCGACGCCATTAACAAGACTCTTGCGCAGATCAAAACATGGCAGGACGCCATTGACGCCACGCTTGATGATCTGACAAAAAAGGTGGACCAGTATCAAACGTCGGCGCTCGCCTATAATGCGACCACCGGCCGGTACGAAGACTCTAAAAACACCGAACGCGACATGTACCGAGAATTGGCCGTATTCGGAGCACGGGTGGACCAGATGGCAACCATGACCGCAGCTCAGGCCGCGCAACATGATTGCATCACATGGGCAGTCGTTGGCAATCATGATATTTTCGGCAACAAGGAACCGAGAGTAACCCCACGAGAAAGGACGCAACAGCAATGACCAACAGCCAATATGACAAGACACGATATCTCGCATTGCCCCTCTATGCTGACAATACACCTATGGACTTGCGAGACGGATATAATGAGTCCATGAGGATACTCGACCAGAAAATACATTATCTTGAAACCCTTATCCGCGAAGCCAAAGGAGCCAACCAATGAGCACCATCTATGACAAAACCGACAATTACTCGCTTAGCCTGTATGGCGACAATGACCCCGCCGATCTGAGGGACGGGTATAACGGCTCCATGCGCACCATTGATGATACGCTCAAAAAACATTTGAACCGTATCGAATCAATGGAGTCCCGTGAAACCCATGATGAGGAAGTCACGAAAGCCCTCCTTGGGGATAATACGGTGGATAATGCCACTACTGCGAAAACCAAATGGGATAAAGCAGGTGCGGACGCTACGAACGCAAACGAGCTGCTTGCGGCCATGTCGGTAACGGATAACGCGTCCGGTACGGCATTGCGCGAAAAGGTCGATGACACATCCTCTAATGTCGCCACATTTGGCCTAACGTCCGACAATATCGCGAAAGTGTATCGCGGCGGGGTATCCCGCAATTACCAAGGCACGATTTTTGGCTTTATCGGAGACTCTATCACTCAAGGCTATCGCGCGACATCCAGCGCAAAACGTTGGTCTACGCTTGTGAGCGGAATCTTTGGAGCAACGGAAAAAAACGTTGCGGTAGGCGGTACCGGTTTTACCACGTCTCCCCAATCAAACAGGTTCGACGGACAGGCAGACAAACTTGTTGCGGCGGTTGGCGAGAACGCACCCGTAAGCATCGTGTTTATCTCCGGCGGAGTCAATGACCTATCGGTCGATATCCAATTGGGTGCAAGCGTGCTCGAATCAACCGTTTCCAAGGTGAGGACCGCTTTCCCGCTGGCTCGAATCATCGTGACCATCGGATTATCTGGCACTATGGAAAAAGGACTACACTCCTCCAACAAACCAATGAAAGAGAGAACGCATTATTATTCCGCCCTTTGTGAAAAGGCCGCAAGCTTAGGATGTGAGGTTATGGCCGGATATTATATGACGTCCGTAAATCCATCCTATTCGTCCGATGATGGACTGCACCCCAACGATGCGGGATATGCGCTAATCAGCGAGTTCATGGCAAGCGCAGTCGCCGGAACTCATATCCCTTACGACACGCAGCTTAAAACCATGGGCAAGACGGATATATGGAAGAACGCTGATAACAATACGGACGTGAGCATAGACTATGCCAACGTCCATATCGCCCGAAATTTCGCGCACACCATCACAGAAGATGAACGATCCGACTATCTTCTAAGATTCACGCTCGGGACAGTACTCCCATCCAATCGAACGCCATTCGCAACATATACGCTCGCTCCAGCTGGAAGGGGGT